TAGTATAATTAATGAAGAAATAATCATGGTCTTCATCATCATAATATTGTCTTTGGTAGACTAAATGTATTGTACTATCTTTTGACATTGTTTAAATCCTGTAGTGATTGTTCTACACTTGTTAAAGGTTTCTTTTTTTCTTGTTCTTTTTTTATTACATTACCTGCTATGGTATAGGCAATTAAGAAACCAATAATAGTTAATAAACAGCCTATAACACCGAACATAATTCCAAAATCAACTGGCATTAAAGAGTACCTTCTTTCGCCATATCTAATACTTCATCAACATTGTACTCATCAATACCAACAAGTTCAATGCCTTCGACATTAGATAGTTTATCTGTAGCGACCTCTCTAGTGATAGAACCGCTTACAAAGTTTTCGATAATTTGGTCTGACTCTTTCTCAGCCAGGTCCCAATAGTAGTTTTTAGTTTTTGACATAGTATTTCCTTTCTTATTATGTGTCCATTATACATGTTTCCACACCAAAAGCAAGCATTATTTTCACTTTTTTTAAAGAAAAAAGCGTTATATATCAACCATTTATAAATTATTTTGTTCTACTTTTGTTCTTTTTACGCCTGGAATAGCGCCGGAACGACATTTGTTGACGAATCGTGGGTTTCCGTCTATTGCCAGTTGTCAATTACCCATTGCTGGTCTGATTCGTGTGGTTTAGGATTGCCATGGAACACAGCCACACTAGCATCCTTCACTCTTTCAAAGGTCCAATCGTCTCGTTTAAATACTGGATTGGTTCTATTTCTCCACTTATATGAGAAAGACCATTCATCTGGAAATGGGTTTAGTTCAGGTCTATCTTTCATTATCTCGGTAATCACATTCTGGTCACCTTGTAATCTATCGAATCTAGACTTATCTGCCTGATATCCTTCCCATATGGTAGGATTGTGTTTTGTATGCCACCTCATAATACTTGAATTGTACATATTAGTTGGTTGACCAAAATCTCTACAAATACGAAAATCATGTTTATCACCATCTTGTACAAACTTGTCAATATTATCTAATATAACAACATCTAAATCAAAATACAAATATGTGCCTATCATTCCTTTGAAATATGGGTGGAACATTAACAGTTTATTCCACCAACCTTCTAAATTATTTTCTGGTAAACTTTCAAATGTGGCACCAGGACAATTAACTAATTTTGGTAATTTAACATGGTCTGTTAGTACAATAAATCTATATGGTATGGTCAAGTTTCTTTGTACCATATAATATAGTTTCTGTACATAGTCTGTAGAGAATTTATCTCCCCAATACAAACAAATTACATTTAGTTTATCGCCTTGGCCTAGCACTAAAGGTCTCCCTCTTTTCTGTTTTCTGAAAAGAATAAATCAAACTGACCGTCTGGATATCTACTCTTTAGTTTTCTAACATTCTCATTAATTACTTCGTTGGGGTCAAGATTAAGAGCCCTACAAGCACTAATCCAATACCACATAATATCGCCAAGTTCTCGTTTAAGATGAAACTTAACCTCATCATTCCATGGTTTACCTTGGAATAAAACTTTTTTAACAATTTCATTAAATTCTCCTCCTTCTGAGCTTAAACCAATACCACCTGTTAGTAGTAAAGATATATTAACATTATCTAATTCATTCATACGCTTCATAAGAGCGTCTTTGTTATTACTTTCATCACTAGTTACTTCTTTTACAAAGTCTTTATAATTGTTTAAGTCCATTTTGTTGTTCCTTTAATAAGTTATATGCTGTACCATTTTCAATTTCGTTTAATGTAAATTGATTATCTACAACAAATTTTAACCATTCTTCCATTGTTTTCTTACCTGGTTTAAATGGTCGTTCTACATATTTCAAATCTCTACTTGTAATAGGACTTGCAATATTCTTTCCATGAGCTATCGCTGGTACATAATTCATAACTGCGTCAACAGCTGCCAAACTCATATTCGTAACTAGACAATGAGCATTTTTCAACTCGTCTTTAATATCTGTATTCCACCATTGATTGCCTGGTCTTGGTTTATTTCTTACAACAATCTTTCTCTTGGTGTGTTTCTTTAATTCTTCTGTAATCTCGTTTATCCATTCTTGTTGAGTCATACCATTGATATGATATGTAACGGTGGGAGAGGAAGGACATACTAATATATGTTTATCGTCTTTGTTATCTGTAGTATTCCAACCTTTAAATTTTGTATCAATTCCTTTGTTCGCAAGTTCACTTAATCGGGAACCATTACCTACATGACCTCGTATTGTATGGAGTCCACCTTTTACTATTCTAAAATATGTTTTATCAAAATTGTTAATGATTGGTTCTGGATATCTGGTAATTTGTTCAGTAAGATAACCTACATCAACATACCACCATTCTTCGTCAGCTTCTATACACCTTTTAATATCGCCTATGTTTTTACCCGCTAAACCCCAAAAGAAGTGTATCGGTTTGTCTTCGTCTTTCCAGCCTTTACCAATTGCTGGCCAAATTTGGTGTGAGAGACACTTATCCCACGGTATATTATGTGTTATTATCATTCACTATTTTTTTCGTTTATTTCTGCCCATGTAGTAATCGCCAGGTTCATAATCCCATTTCTTACCATGATGGCCTCGAATATCTGCATACCACATTCTTAATCGCACTAATGCTCTTAAAAATGGATTCTTCGTAATCGCCATTTCTTATAGTCCTATCTTTGTTGTTTGCCTCCATGTTTCCATCCATTCTTTTGAATAATCGCAATCTTTATAATCATTAAAGTACGGTCCTCCTAATGTATAGTGTACATTCTTAGCGTTATTGTTGTACTCATATTCTCCAACTAGCCAATTCCATTCTAATGGTATATTACCACATGCGTGTTCATTTGGCAACCATTTAAATTGGTGTAGTTCAAGACCAGAGGCTGAGTTTACATACTCTGGTGTCAAGGCTGTGCATAAACCATTGTTCATCAACATCATACTTGACCAATTTTTCTTCGGAAACTTCTCGTTTTTTGCGCCTCGGAATTTGACGCCTTGTTTAGGCTCATAATCATGTTGGCAACACATAACAGAATATTTGAAATCTCTTAATGCCCATAGTTTAGCAATATCGTCTCTAAACAACATATCGCAATCCATGAATATGGACCAACCCTTATACTCACTTAAATATGGTACAAGAAACCTACTAAACGCAAATTCAGTAGATTGATTAGGCACTTTCTCTCTCCAAAAATGTTTCTTAATCGTATTTATACTTAATGGGGTTATTGAGACTGGTTCGCTGGCATGTTTTCTTATACTTTCTGCCAATACATGAAACGCAACCTTTTCGCCTTCATCATATCCTACAAAGACATTAATCATTTCAACTCCTACTCTATGTCTGTTCTTACTATATGTTTTCTTAATGCTCTTACAAGTCTTTCTATATTGTCTATAATATCAATCAATCCTTTGTCTGATATAAACTTGCTATGTTCTTTTAGTTTATCATACTCTTTCAATGATATTTGCACCATCGGACTTGGTGGTGAAGCTTCATTTTCCATACTAGCGTCTAGTCCTCTTTGCTTTTCTTCTGTATCTGTCATAATTTACTTTCGTGTGATTTGCCTTTTTGTTTTCTTAATCCTTTGGTGTGGTCATAAACCCCACCTAATATTGACCTTGCCTGTACATGGCCTACTTTATTATCGCCAATATTATGGTTTCTAACTTCGTATTTTTCTTCCATTCTTTCTCTAACTTTATCCCATATCCAACTATCATGTTGTTGTTCTTCTTTATATATTAAGTCTTCGTTGTACATGTTTTGCATATCAATAGCATATTGTTTTACCATCTGGTGTTTCATATTAAAGTATAAGAAACCACATTCACTATAATTTGGTCTGCCAAGGTAAGTCATCATACAATCGTCTCTATGGATATGTTGTTTAATCCAATCAACATCAATTGGTTTGTAGAAAACACTATCTGCGTCTATACAAATGATACCATCATAATCTCTTGAAGTCATTATGGCATGTGTATAGGCATATACTTTATAACAAAAACGAACACCATCTTTCCAATAATCATTTCTGAAATCTGGTATAGGTCTATGTTTGTTTCTTTCTACAAATTTTTTACAATCAGGTATTTGTTTAAACAAATCTTCATCTTCATTATATACTTTTAAATCAAAAGGCCAGTTATATGTCTTTTCAAATCTATGAGCATAATCAGTATAGAGTTTGTTGTTCCAAGTTGTTACTACTAAAATTTTCATATTATTCTTTCGGGTTGTGCCACTTTTCGTTTCTTCTAACGGCCTTATCTAAACCAATACCTTTTTCATCTGTAGAATATCTATGAAATAAGTCGTTAGGTATGAATAGATAATCATTATTAATTACATTTTCCATTCTGTAGTTATATTCTTTCATCTTCATTCTTAAATCTTTTTGTACATAACCAAATTTCTGTAGTTGGTTTGCCTTTACTTCTATCATCATTACAGGTCTATTACTTAAAATTGTATCTTTGGCACCTTTTAGTATTTCAATTTCGTACCCCTCGGCATCCATTTTAATAAAATGTACATCTTTTAAACCTAGTGTATCAAGTTTCTTAACATCTACAGCCATATCATCTGTACCTGCCTCTACAACTTTTGTTGAACCACTATTTTCTTCGTGTACATCCATGTAAATCTTGCCAACTTTTTCGTTAGGATTACCTAATGCAAATTCATTTATAGTATAGTTTTGAATACCACGGTCTGCCATATTTTTATGATAACATTTTCTAAATTCTTTTACTGGTTCAAAAGCAATAACTTGTTCAAAGTGTTGACACATATCAGCACCCCATAAACCAACATGACCACCAATATCTAATGCCACTTTTGCTCTGTTATAATATTTTTTCATATAACATAAAGCATAGTCTCTTTGCAAAGTTTGATATTCTCCACCACGGTTTGATTGAGTATCTTCTACAAGGTGCTCTTTCATATGAGTTTCGCCATCTGGAAACCACCAACTTAATATTTGTTTCATATAATTATTGCTTCACTAATTGCTTTATTTCTTCTTCTGTTTAAATAAACATTATGACCTAGGTCTGTAAATTCTTCTAATATATCATTCATATCTTTTAATGCCTGTTCGTGGTCTTCTAATGCAAGTTCAAATTCTACTGCAAATACTTTGAATTCTAATTTGTGGTCTATAATCTCTCTACACATTGGTTTCCACACACCCTCAATATCTGCTTTTATGATATCGCAAGGTCCATGTTCATCATAGATACTTTTTAAATTAGTTGTATTGACTTTGATACTATCTGATTGTTCCCACAAAGGCAATAGTGAATAACATTTTTCAGGCGCATTATGGTCATAATAAAAGTTCATATAACCATTATTTTCAGCATATGCTAATGGATAATATGTCATGTTCTTTTTAAACATAAAATCTGTTTCGAAAAATGTAATTGTATCTGGTGTAGGGTCATAACATTTGATTTCAAGACTATTATTATCTAAACATAATCTTTGTTCAAATCTTACATCACGGTGTACACCAAAAGAATAGACTTTGGTAGATTCTTTTACTATATTTTCTGGAATCCAATAGTTTTGATATGCTTTGAAAGATTGTGGTTTCATCCATTTATCTTCAATCTTTATTTTTTCTTGTATAATATATTCGTTTGTTTTCATACTGGCCAATCCGTTCTAAATGTTACATAGTTTAATTGTATGCCTCTTCGTTCCTTTTTAACAATTTTTCCTTTTTCCATACCATGCCATTTGCCTTTACCTGCATGTTCAGAAAAGATGTAACCGAAATTGTGTTTAAACGGAACAGTTGACATTAATTCTAGTTCTTCATTATATAGGTCTGTACCTAAATTTAAATCCTCATCTGTATCGTTGACATAAATTAAACTAGATATAAGTTTCTCTTCAATATCTAAATGTGGTTTCAACCAGAAACCTTTAGGGTCATTTAACACCTCTAGTCTTACATAACAACCTTCAAAGTTTTTTGGTTGTGCCATATCTTCATAAGGTGCAAATACTTTATTAAATATAAGTTCTCTTACCTCTTGACTTTGTAATTCTTTAATTAATTTTGTTAGTTCAGGATATCTATGACTATTTTCTTTAGTTACATATTCTCTAAACTTATGATTTTGTTTTTCAACGCCTTCTTTATAACCAGACCTTGTACCATCATTCAACTTGCCTTCTATTTCGATATTGGCATTTTTGATTTCAACAATTTGTTCATCTGTCAATGCGTCTTCCATTGTAATATACCACCAAGGACTATGGTGTTTTTTACAATTTTGTATTGATGTTAAAAAATTCATTTCTTTTTTCCTTCTAACCATTTACAAAAACCATCTGACCATACTTTGTAGGCTAGATGATTTGGATGTTGGTCTCCTTCAGCAAGTTCATACTTTGTATCTGTTTTTACTAGTGAGAACATGTCCGTTTCGGGTTGATAGTAATTAGACAAGTCAACCATACTCTTTAGGTATATTGTCTCTTCATTATGTGGTTTATAATTAAAACCTACTGAATTGTAGATATAATATTCTAAACCTAATTGATATCTTATTCTTGTTTGTATTTTTGCAAGATTAAAATATAAAAGATAAGAAGCTGTCTCATTAATGTCCATCTTCTTTTCTAACTTTCTATCGTTAATTTCAGGCCACTTGTATGATAAAAACCAATCATTGTCTCTATGTGGTCCTTTTGTGAAAGCGTGTTTAATACAATGCTGTGCCTCGTCATCAGCACCCCAACTGGATTTACCAGCTCTGACTTTGTTATAAACTATTTCTTGATGATTGTTTACTATTTGAAATCTACTAGCAGGTGGTACACCTATTAATATAATACTTCCAGTTTCAAATTTATCTGTATAAAGTCTTCTTAAAATACCGTCAATACTATTGCCATTACAAGCAAGGTTAATCTCTTCGTAACCTAGATGTTCAGCAACATAAGTACCAGGTCCTCTATGTTCGTTGCCTAATTTGTTTCTTGTTGGTACACAATTACCATATGCAAAACTACAACCTAAATTATATAACTTTGACGCCATACTTTTCCTCAAATAACTCACCATCATGTTTATCATTCACAATCGGTTTACCTTTAATATTTAGTGAAGTGTTTAAAAGTATAGGACAACCGGTCTGTCTCTTCCATTCTACTAATAGATTATAAAAACCTTCGTTGTCTTCTTTTGTAACTGTCTGTACTCTACTAGTACCATCTACATGTATAATAGCAGGAAATTCTTTAGGGTATTTACATGTACCAACAAACTGCATGTAAGGACTATCATCATTTGGCATATCAAAATATTCATGTACATCTTCTAATAATATAGCAGGTGCAAATGGTCTAAATGCCTGTCTCTTTTTAATTTTGTTTACCATGTCTTTTACTTCTGGACCTCTAGGGTCTGCCAATAAACTTCTGTTACCTAATGCTCTTGGTCCGTATTCAGCACGACCATTGGCAACACCTACCATTTTATTTGTTTTAAGTTCCTTAATTAAATCATCTACTGGATATTCTCCTTCAATATTATAACCTAGAAAAGGACCTTTCCAATCTAAATGTTTTTTATGTAAGGCAGGTATACAACCTAATGCCGAACCACTATCTCCTGGATTTGGCATAATCCAAATGTTCTTACCTTTAATTAAACTATTTGCAACACAATTTAAGGCACAACCACCAGATAATATAAGATTGTTCCAAGTTGTAGACTCAACCAATTTTAATAATTTTCTTTCGTACAATGCTTGTACTGAAGCGGCTAAGTCTTCTGGTCTTGCGTCAGGATATATGTTACCACAACCACGGTGTAAATTTCTTTTTAACAAAGGTTCTAAATTACATATGTCTTTACCATAAGCAGCCATGCCCATAGTAATATATTCTTCTTCATTTGGTTTTAAACCTATTCTTTGTGTAATTGCTGAATATAATAAACCAAGTGAATATGGATAACTAAAAGATTTTACTTTTCTAATGCCATCAGGTCTACCTAAAGTGTGTGGGTGGCAATCCCAATGAGTAGTGGTTTCAAATTCTCCAATGGCGTCTATAGTTAATACTTCTGAATGTCTGAATGTTTTTGGTGCTGTATAATAACCACCTGCCATGTGTGAGGCATGATGACTTACATATTCATCTATATTAATACCAAATTGTTTTAAGTATCTATTAGGCAACTCTTCTAAATCAAAAGCGTAACCATATTGGCCTGCTCTCAATTGTCTCGCTTTCTTCAACCATGGTTTTTCATAGTAAACAACACAATCAAAAGGACCATACTGCATAGCCTCTTTGACAATATCCCAATTTAAAAATTGGTCATTCTTTATCTTTGAATATCTTTCTGCATGAGCAGCCCAAAGAATCTGATTGTCTTCCACAACGGCCATAGCTGCGTCATGGTTTAGACAGTTTATGCCTAATGTTCTCATTTGTAAATAAAAGGGTCTTGTTTCTTTAAATCTCTTTTAGCTTTCCAGTTTTTATACTTTGTTCTAAAGAAATCTATTATTTTTCTTATCATACATTTTCTCCGTTTACATATCTATATGCGTTACCTGATTTCATTTCTCCTTCTGTAAACTGACTACCTAACAATGAATATAACCATTGTTGTCTTTCACCAGAATATAAAGGGTCTTCAATTTGGTCCAATTCATTTAAACCTAAACTTACAGGCCATGCTGGACTATGTTCACTACAGAAACTAGGTATGCCATGAACAACTGCCTGTGAAGCACACATGCTATGGAAAGAAACTATAGCAAATGCGTTATTTAAATCTTCATATAAATCTTTTTTATTTTTGGCAGCTACTGTTACATCTTGAGCATTGCCTTTAAATTTGTGTCTTACATTAATAGGTCTTTTTGTATATTTTTTAATCTCATTAACATAATACCTTTCCCAATCAGCTCTATCAATACCATACCATTTAGCAGTATGATAACTTGGTGGTATTACTAATATCTCTTTACCATCATCACGCCATGGTTTTGTTGTAATTTCATTTAATGCTTGTGGGTGGTCTTTAAGTCTTGTTAATAATCTTTCGTATCTCCGTTGGTGTCTAGGAGATTTATCAATAAAGGTTTTTTGTGTATCGTTCTTAATAATTCTGTACCATCTATCACCTGTTGGTGCATGTTGAGTATAGTTTGAAAAGAAGAAATAAGGTTGGTCTAGGTAATAAAAATTTCTTTCTTGTTCTTTACAGGCTTCATAAACTTCTCTAGTGTTTCTTATTAAACCTTGAAATACTGCCTCATCACCTTCATTTATTTTACCATTCCATGTTGGAAAAGTATAATTATAAAACTTTTCACCACCACTTTCTTCTTTGGCGTTATATACGGTATTAGGAAATCTACTGGCAAAATTGTTTACAAAACCAGAAGAGGCTCTTTTTACATCAAATACTAATAGCATGTGTTTCTACCTGTCTATGTGGAATTTTAGTTTTTAAAAGTATTTGATTTTTCTCTTCAAGTGATATCACATAATATCCTTCAATGTGTGTATAACCTTTGTCTTTTGCCCATAGTAACCTTTTCTGTCCTGTATGACAAGCTATACCCTCTATATAACAATCATGTTCATCTTTTGGCCACATTTCTTGCATTTTCCAATGATGGTCATGGTCAGTACATGTAATAGGGTAAATCATACCAAATTTTTCAAAACTTTCAAAATAATTATGTTTAGCAATTCTCTTTCTTAACCAATGTTCACCAGCTAATATCATTGTTTTTTCTACATCAAATAATGTTACATCTGGAAAAGTTATAGTTAAACCATCTACTTTCTTTTGAGCTCTTAATATTTTCATAGAGTTGTACCATACTTCGCAATGTAATAAGCGTCAACTATATCTGATACAGGACTTGCTAAAGTATTTTGTTCAAACATTTCCATTAGATTAACTCCTGTGTCAACATAGAATTGGTCGTACATTTTTTCTTTATCAGCATTACCTTTACCTGTTGCAAACTTCTTTACATTGGCAGGTGGAATTATTGTGTATTTGTATTTTGATAATCTATACTTTAATATACCACCATTTTCTGCAATCTGAAACAAAGCACGGCCTCTACTTCCAAAGGAATATCCTTCTATATAAATTTCTGGATTAACAACATAACCTATAGTTTCAAGTACCATATCTGATAGATTTTTAAATCTTTCGATATCATCATTATAAGGTTTTGTAGGATACCCTATAATGTTTTTGGCCATTTGGCCTTCATACTTTTTTTTAGTTGTCGTATAATAGAATTTACAATCTTCAAAGTCAAAACTACCATTTGTTACACAAACGGCCGGACATGTTAAACTATAATCAATTCCAATTATCTTCTTCGTTTTCAATTTCTTCATCTGTCTCATCTATTTCATCATCTATTTCATAACCACAAAAAGGACACGAAAGAGGTTCTAACTCAACCTCTTCGTCATTGTACACTACTGTATATTTAGACTTACAGTTGGAACAGTTTTTTTTCAATTTTACCATATTTACTATAATTTAAATTTCTTGAATTGGTCTTTTTCAACATCTTGCTTAATGCCACCAATAACATAACTTTCGATTTCTGTTTCCTGTGGAGCATTTTGTGAAGACCTGCTATTTAACCAATGGTCTACCCACGGAAGTGGATTTGTTTTTTGGTCGTAAACTGGAGTTAGACCGATTGCTCTCATTCTTCGGTTTGCCATGTATTCTACAAATTGGTGTAACAGTTTTTCTGATAA